TAATTAAAAATGGTATCAATTTTATACAACAGAAAAGATTTAACGATTGTAGAGATAAAAACCCATTACCTTTCGATTTTTATATTCCAAAATTAAATATTTGCATCGAATATCAAGGAGTCCAACATTTTAGACCAATTGATTATTTTGGTGGGAAAAAAGTTTTTGAGTCACAAAAAAAGAGAGATTTAATCAAGCAAACTTACTGTAAAAGTAAGGGTATTAATTTAATAATAATAAAATTTGATGAAGAGATAAATAATAAATTAATAAATGTTAACATATAAGATAAATTCAAGTACCCTGCTTAGCGCCACTACAGCGACTACGATAAACATCCCTATCAATATGGATTTTCAAATCGTGGATAATGCTGAATTGGTGGAGCGTGTATTTGTTGAGGTTGAAATCCAGAAGGCTGTTAACCCAATACTGGATTACGATAAGGTGAGATTTATCCCAGTAGAGAATGGTCAGCATGTTGGGAACGTTATGTATAGCCTGTTTTTCCTTAATACAAACACACTGGCAATTCCAACGTTCTATTCAACCATCGAATTCGAGGATAATGATATCAAGTTTGAAAGAAGCAATTTTAAACAGAGCTTTCTTACTCTAAGTTTCTTTGATTCGGATAACGCACTAACTCAAAATCTGGTGAACGAGATTGATATTTACAGCAACCTCTCAAGTGATAGTTTCTGGCCATCAGGTACACCAAGAACCATGGGTGCTGTTGGACAGGTTAAGCCAGCTTCTCAAATTCCATTGAGATTTGTTTTGTCAAATCCGTTGCTTGTACCAAGGGGATTTTATGAAGGTTATCATATTTATAGCTACAAGGATGATATGGTAATTGGTGTTCCGAAGTATTTGTATATGAAAGGAACTTATAACAATGCGAAGACGGGAAAATCAACAAATTTGATGACAGAACCGAATCCGTATACGATTGATAACCTTGTAAACAAGCTTTATACAAGATATGTGTTGTTTCGTGATAACACAGGATTCTATTACGATATTGACGACACATATTCAACAAACGTTTCGACAACAACGAACGCCGGGAATCCGAATAATTTAGATGTAACAGTGAAATTGTACCAAATTCAAGCATTATAATGGAACTACTTAAAAGAAAAATATTACTGGAAGACTACACAGACAGAAATTATAACTCTCCGACCTACGGGGCAGTTACTGCTACGTCTTTTTATGTAAATGTGGTTCTTCAGCAGGACATTGATGATATGGGCTTGTTTACAGACATCACATACCTTCCAAATTTTGCCGGTACATTTACCCCAGCAGATTATACGGCGCTCATAATAAAGCTTGCTGCAAGCGGCCTGACGTTTCCATTCATGTCTGGGGCAGCGGTTACCAACTTAGCGGGTCCGAATGACATTGATGTAAGATTAACTGGAAAAACTGAGGCTTATTATTACAATTTTGGTAATCAGGTGATAACAGGTACCACGGATTCCAAGAAAGAAGACGTTAAAACGTATAGTGCGGCGGCTCCGTTCCAACTTGGCTTTGATGTTAATACAGAAAGCTACACAAATTACCAAGGCCAAAGCATTTTGGGTGTTGACAGGATAACTTATTTGGGCACAGCCTCTACATATACCTTCGGAACTGACAAAAATGACCCAAATATCGGTACTCCAGCTCAAACCAGCGGTATTTTGTTCGTGGATTTATCAGGAAATGCCAAAACCACCAATTTTTCTTACAGCGGTGAGGGTTGGAACCAGACAAACGTGTCTTTATCAGCAATTACCAAGGAAGAGTACTTATTTGGGGTAATTTCCCGACCAGAAATTCAAAGTGATGTATTTATAGACAGAGGAATAACAACGATATATGAGAAACACCTCAAATTGTCTGAAATTACCAATTTGGATGAGTTATCGAGGTATGGAAAGGGTTTTTATGGCTTAATTAAGCAGTAAAAGCCTTTTACTTATCAATATCTTAATTTATATTAAAAAAAAGAAAAATGGTAGCCGATAGTTTGGATGTGGAGCAGATTACGACCTTGTACCTTGAAGAAAGGTTAAATACAACGGAAATTGGTAAAATATTTGGCGTAAGTAAGACACCAGTGAGACAAATTTTAATAAAAATGGGGGTTTTGAGGAAAGGGAAAAGTTCAGGTATAAAAGTTAAATTATCAAATGAAGATGAGGAAAAAATAAAGAAATTATACCTTGAATACAAGAATTGTGAAGAAATAGGAAACGAAATGAATTTAACAGCATCCTTTATTGACAAATATTTGACAAAACAGAATTATAGAAGAACCAGAAGTCAGGGTGTATCGGTAGGATTGGTTAAGAGGTACAGAGGAATTAATTATAATGATTATTTGGATTGTGCTGATGAATTTTATCAATATGAATTGGCTGTTTTAAAATATACAAGACGACAGGATATTTCCAAATTGGAGAATTTTGAGAAAAGAGGTAATAGTGGTGTTGAAGGTGCATATCACCTTGACCATAAGTACTCACTAATCGAGGGATTCAGGAATGGGGTAAAACCAGAGATAATTGGTAATATCAAAAATCTTGAATTTATTCCATGGAAAGATAATATTAAAAAAAGAGCTAAGTGCTCGATAACAATAAACGAATTAATAAATTAAGATAATGGCTACAGGTGTTTATGGAATAAAGAGACCTTCAGACGTGACACCAGATGATGTTGAAATATTTTACGATTTCACACCGTCAAGGGATTCACAAAGTGCTGGTTTGGTCAAATTCAACGACCCAAACTCAATCATGCTTAAGGTGAACAACCCTAATCGTGCTCAATCTGGCGTAAGCGGATTTGAAATGTTTGGTGGTATGTATACCCTTAAGTTGCCGGTATCCGTATTCTCAGCAAAGGGTATTTACACAATTATCATCAAGCCTATTGAAATCAGAACAAAGATTGTGGATGTTGGTGTATTATCAGCTTTCCCAGACACAAAGGGGTTGATATTTGACTTGTCGGCTATTCCTGCCGGTCTTGCAAACAGATTCGAGAATAACGGACTTATTGGTTACAGAGTAGAATACTTGAATCCGGCTTTGGCAGATGCAAAGATAAACAATGTTTTCAGGGTGATTACTTCAAACAACAGAGCTGAACCTGTAAACCAAAACTTAACAAACACAAACCAGAAGGCTATCAGGTATCGTTTCAATGATAATTCAACACTGTCGTTTTGTACTCTTTCACCTAACTCAGCATCAAACGTTCAACCGAATACAACACCATTTATCGGCCAGCCGAACCAACAGGTAATCATTACCAACACGTTCTTCAACCCGATAATGATAGAAATTGAAATGGTTGAGCATGATGTGGAAACTCTTGCATATGCATTGTTTGGTAATCAAACAAAGTCTCTTGAAGACGGCATATACACAATCTATAACTTCAGCAACCAGATTTACAAGCAATACGACTTGTACGAAATCAAGGACAAGTTCAGTGGCAAGCCATTGTTCGAAGTTAGAGAGCAGAGAAATAATATTGATTTCAGTAAGAACTTTAGTACAATAACAACTGTTTAATAAATGGCAAACGATAGAATAAAAGTACCCGGATACGCTCAAAGAGTTTTCTTCAATGACGGTATCGAATATAGAAATTTTTCACCTGACTTGGTTGGTCTCCAACTGACAAGTGAAGGGGGTACCCCGTTGTTTACAATGGGTAACTTCTCCGTGACCACAAACGTTGAACCAAAGGTTAACAAAACCTACATAACAAAGAACTTCTCAAACTTTGTTACCCTTACTGACCTTGACCTAACCCTTGAAAGCACACTCAGCTTGTTAACAAACAATGCCGGTGTACTTTTAAATTTGGACAAGTCAAATCTTACAAACTACGCCCTGTTCGGTTCATTCTCTGAATTCGTAAGAGTGGCACTTGAAAATATCATCACCAACTGGCCAGCCGCTTTATACGCTAACCCAGTTTACTCTTTGGCACCAGACTACCTTACACAGACTGGTTTCACCATGGAGAACTATACCTTCAATAGTGTAACCAATCAGGCTACCTTCAGAGTAAACACAAATTCATTAACCAACAATTTCCAGATAAATTACTTGGCGAACGGTTCCCTTTCGAACACATTCAACCAAGACAATGACATGAGAAATCTTGCATTGAACTTTGAATCATACTCTATCCGTTACAACGGAAATGATTTTGATGTACTGGGCTTTACAGGTTCAACTCAAACTCTCAACGATTATCTGTACTTCGTTGTTGACGGGAATGTATTCTCTGGTGCTGCAACAAGTGACTACCTTATTTATTACATTAAACCAAACGTTACACAGGAAAACTTGTTCTATAACAAGCTTCCTGATTTTGAATTCTACCTTCTTAATAGATTGGTTGTTCCTCAGTTTACAGCTGAATTCAAATACAGCGTTAGGTCTGATGCCGGTAGCATTCTTTATTTGAGTGACAGCGTTACATGGCCAACAACAGATGGTTATAACTTGGACTTTGATACCGATGCTTATGCCGATTACGCAACCAAGCTTTTGGATATCTCAAACAACTTTGACCTGACCACATCTAACCTTATGGTTAGATTCTTGGTAACTGAATCCATAACGGACTTCGATACCACAACAACGCATCTTGACCCATTAGACCAAGATACTTCTGACCAGAAGATGAATAAGACACTTACCATCTATGGTCGTGAGTACGATGAATTGAATAACTTCATTTCAGGTATCCAGTTTGCCAATACCGTATCTTATAATAAAAAGAACAACATTCCTGATATATACCTTAAGAACCTTGCACGTGTGTTGGGTTGGGAGCTTATCTCTTCAGTATTGGAGAATGACCTTCTTACAAGCTATATCGAACCACAGGCTTCTACATACTCTGGTCAGACCGTAGGTCTTACAGCCGTTGAAGCTGATGTTGAACTTTGGAGAAGAATAATCCTCAATACTCCATGGATTTGGAAGTCTAAGGGTACAAGAAAAGCAATTGAGTTCTTGTTCAAGTTCATCGGTACACCGTTGGGCCTTATCTCATTCAATGAGTACATCTATCTTGCTGAGAATAAAATCGACACTGATTTATTCCAGAAGACACTTGCACTTAATAACCTGAGCACTGACTTGAATCTTTATCCAGTAAGCGTGAGCGGTTATCCTCAGCCATTCATCAACACTCCGGGAATGTATTTCCAGAGCAATGGTCTTTGGTACAGAGAAACAGGTGGCTCAGCATCAACCATGGATATCAACTCTGGTAACAATCCACACGTTGGCCCATATGATGGTGGTTACAAATACATCAACCAGTTCAGAACACTTATTCCAAACTTTTCAAGTGTTACGATAAGTTCTGAAACGGTAACAACAGAGACGGTAAACCTGTTCAGCAACTATAGTCGTGGTACATTCACAGCTTATAGTGGTGCAACATATGTTGACCTTGTAACTGATGACGGTGTTGATTTCACCAATTGTTACGTAGTAACACCAGAGATTATTCTTGACCCTAAGCATCGTCAGGACCAAACGAACTGTGGCTGCGATACGAACGAGAACCTTAGGTCATTGAGTATTCAGGTTAACAAGACAACTCCGAATTCATCAAACAACATGAATTCAAATGCGAATTGTCAAAATATTGCAAGTATTGGTAACCCATCGATAGAGAAATACTATCCGTTTAGTTTCTACCAGTACAACCCAGATGGAAGTGTTTATATGGTAAATGGCCAGCCGGTACTTTATACCAGCCCATTTGTGAATAAGTCATGTTGTAATTTCAATAACTCAGTTCCATATTTTTGGAATCAGTTTATATTTAATAATAACACAAACGAATATGAATTAAATAACAGTGGTTGGATTTGCTGTCAGGCTAACAATACTTGTGGATGTTTATCTACTTGTAGTTGGTACCTTGACCCAGCAAGAACCATTGCATATAATGGTGCAACATATTTGTTGTTCATTGATGAGAACAATCAGAATAGAGTAACATCACAAGACGGTTGTGGTTGCGTAGCCGGATATACAATTCCGATTCAAATCACCGACCCTATTACAAATCAGGTGGGTTATGGTTGTCAACTTACACAGCAGGGTCTTACTGACATTGCTCAGCAGGATTCTATTGTGAATGACACTTATAACCAAAGGTCACAAGGTGATATCGATTGTACAGCGGTAGCAACTCCACCACCACAGCAGGTAATTCCTTGTACAATGACAGTCAATACATCGACTACTCAAAGTAGCAATGGATTATCAAATGGTACGGCAACAGCTACACCAAACGGTGGAACTGGACCTTACACATACTCTTGGAATTCATCGCCGGTTCAAACAACACAGACAGCGGTGAACTTGGTTGCTGGAACATATATGGTAACGGTAACTGATAGCGTAGGATGTCAATCAAGCAGCTCAGCTATTGTGACAGCTCTTGTGGGTCAGCCATGTACCATGACTGTAACAATTACTGATTATTCTACCAATGCGGTGGCTAATCCAATTGGTGGAACTGCACCTTACGCATATTTATGGAGCAATGGTGAGACAACCCAGACGGCAAGCAATATTGATACAACTCAGTCATATAGCGTGACTGTAACGGATTCTACAGGATGTCAGGCAAGTTCATCACATAATGTGACAAGATATGCCAGAACATATGTAAGATTGGCGGCGAATGCAAGTTCACCTCAGGTAAGTTCATATTATAAGGTGAATAATGGTCCTTGGATATTCATGGCAACAACAACAGCCAACAGCACAGGTTATTCTGGTGTTGCGTTGATTGGACCATTACCAGTTGGTTCCAATGTTTACTTTGCTGTTCAAGATACAGTAAACAATGACTTGACGTTCGGAGCTGGATTTGGTGCGCCACCAACAGGATGGTGTGGTAAGTTCTCTCCATATCCGTACACAATAACAAACCAGCCAACAGCTGATATATACTTTACAATAGGAGTACAAGGTGGTACATTATTAGCGTGTCACCCATAAAATAAAAGAAATGACAGAAGTAACGTGTTCAACAAAGCAGGAGATTATAGATGCACAGGGATTGGTAATAAACAACCCTGACGGAACTATTTCTGTGTATACTGTAAACCAAAGCACTCAGCAATTAGCACCACAGGCCCTAACAAAGGCTTGCTGTGACTCATTGGGTATTCCCGGTGCTTACTTTGACGTGGATACACAATTCTGCCGTTGGACAGCCTCAAATGCTGGCCCTTGTGATTATACAGCTCCTTTTAATGTTGTTCTTAATCCAAAGGGTAACGATGGTGCAATCTTCGGTGTAACTCCAGATGAAACCTGCACACTAAGCGTAGACTATGATTACTTGTTCAAGTTCGATTGCGATACCCTAACCAAATTGGTTGGTGGTACACTTAATACAACTTGCACAAATGTTATTGACGTATTAGAGAGTATCGGTGCTTCTATGGTTATTGAAGTGGTTACAATAACTGGTAACACAACTGCATTGGTACCTATCTATGAAGAGACTTTCTTCCAGAAGATTGGCGCTGGTAATCTTTACAATTATCTTGCAACTGGTAGTACAGAAAGTGGATTCTTTATCTGTGGTGAACTTTCAAATAATACAGGTGATACCTCTTGCTACCCACTTAACTTATATGACCTGAATGTTACCGGCGATACCATCAACTGTATCACCCCAACAAATCAATTATTACAAAGTCTGTATACTGAATCAGGATTGCCTTTATCAGCAATCACAACATTCCAGACCAATATCAGTGCTGATTCATTCGGTCCTAACTGGCAACACTTCCATACCGTAATCGATGATGCAAGCGTGGTAAGTGCAATGACAAATCAAAAGATTAAGCTTACCATCAAGGTAAGCGGTTCATGTGTTGATACGTATATTCTTTTGGATAATATTGAGTTGAATAAGAATTGTACAAAGGTTCTTAGAAATGATATCTTCGTTTCTCAATCTCCGGGCTTTGACCTTGATAGAATCAGAGATAACAAAAAATCTTGGAGTGCGAACGATACAACAACTCACAGAACATTCAAGATTGCAAATTCAAATGATGAGAAGCCAATTAGATTAACTGATTACTTCTTGGATGACGAAAGACAAAT